ATCACCTTCTTTGATTGAGGACTCATTGTAAGAATCTGTATTCTTCTCATTGATATCCTGACCAGTAATGGTGATGATTCCACCAAGCTGATCATCAGGAATATTAATCTTACGAGAGTATGTCTGACCTGGCTCTCTACCTTGACTGAGAGATGCAGTACCAATACCTGTAATGTGTGGAGCGAAGTTGACACTCGCCTCTCCAGAGATGAACTGGTAATCTCCAACCAAGTATGCCTTGGTGCTGGATTCTGCCGCACCACCAATAGTGAAGAGTGAACCAGATCCTTCTGGTATGAATGGTGTAATAGACTCGTTACCAGTACCAAGGATACTGAATTGACCTTCTTCACCGAATACTGTGTGTTGTGGAGCCTGACTGAACCAGTTTGCACCGAAGATGTTGATACCAGCCTTGTATGTGGCAATACCAGTAATACCAGAGGACTCGTATTGAATCGCAGCTGCGATATCGAGATCCTCTGAGAGTAGGAATGTTGCAATACCTGTGATATCGCCAGTGTCTTTGGTAAGACTTGATTCTCCAACAGAGTATGTAACTTCTCTGTTTGGATAATGTTGTCCACCAATCTGAATAAAGTTGAACGCTGGAAGTAAGAATCCCCAATTCTCTGCTGACTTGGGTATAGTCTCGTCGGTTGTATTGATGACACCCCAATCTTCGTAAGACTGAGTTGGTGTCTCTGTAATCTTGCCCCAATCAACTTCGTCTGTCTTCTGATCTCCAAGAGGAGAGAACCACGATGGAGTGTAAACAGGAACTCCCTGTGACATTCCACCAGAAATATCAAAGAGATTAACATTTCCGTCAGCTCTTGCAACTTGAACATCAGTGACTCCGCCACCAATATCAAATAGTATAGTTCTTGCACCAACACCAAGAGTAAGTTTGATACCAGATACAGAACCAGATGGTCTGATAAGTGCAGTTGAAGCTGCAACTTCAGCAGATCTGACTTGACCAGCAGTTCCAGAGACATCAAAGAGAACTGCATTATCAACAGTTGCAGGGACAAATGCCTCGTTTGCACTACCAGATAGAGCAACTTCACCTTCAAGACCGAAGAATGTGCTTTGTGGTGCCTGACTGAAGAAGTTCTCTCCAGAGAATGTTGCTGTACCAGATCCAATGAATACATATGTATTTTTGAGATCGAGACTTCCCTCTTTCTGGAACGTACCAGAACCTTCGTATTCTCTACTAATAGAGTCGTTGCCTTTGACAAAGGTTGCCTGATATTCGTCGAGGAATATTCCGCCTTGTAATTGTTGTGGTATTATACCGTAATCTTCAGCAGATGTAGGTGTAGAAAGTATACTTCCATAACTTTCAAATTCTACCTGATCCTCATCAGAGAAAGATCTTTCCTTCGCAAGAGGATTTATGATTACTTCATCAAAGTAAACATCTGTATTATCGAAGGATGCTCCTTCTCTAACTGTAATTGTACCGTTATCTTCTTTCTCGAATACGTCAGAAACACTTCTGGCGTAGTTGTATATAACTTTCTCGACATCAAATAATCTTGTATCACCACCTTTGACTCTAAAGGCGTTTTTAATAACTGGTAAGTAGGCTTCGTTGTATGGAGTTTGCTGTGTTCCAGTTAAGGATACAGTGCCTTCACCAGTGTAAGGATAAACTTGGTCTAGATCGGTTACTGATAGGCCAGACTTGGCAATAACACCAGAACCATCGTAGTTTGCTTTTGATATAGATTCGTTTGCAGTCCCAGATGGGATGAAGATAACAGGCCCTGCCGCTCCGAGATCTGGTATGACGACTCTTTCAAGACCGTTACCAAATTCATGAAGTGTACCAGAACCAACCCAAGGTCTAACAGGGTTAGTTAGTGCTGCATCATTTATATCAAACAGTACAGTATTTGCGTTCTCTGGAATCCATTGAGATCTAGATCTACCGAACTCATCTCTTCCATCTACTACTTCTATTGGGCCAAATGGGAGTACATCAGCAAGTGCTGTTACCAATCCCCAATCATTTACAAAGAAAAAATTCTCATCTCTTTCGGGTTCTACATTGTCCACTATATCGCCATAGTCAATGTTCTCACTAGATCCCACGGTGATATCTCCACCGTCAAATGTAGTGAATAGATCTATCTTCGTGTTGTCGTAGGTATATACGGTCAAAGAGATCCCCGAATAAAAAAGGTTTGCCTTAAATTATAAAGCAAACCCCACATATTGATATTTAGTGTTTCTATTAGTCGAGTGCGACGTTTAGAGTAATCTTGATTTGGTCTCCGTTGTTCTGAATGTTGTATGGGCCGTTTGTGAATCTCTCAGCGTACATAATTGAACTGTAGAGAGTCGCAGTGTTTAGTCCCAAGTTACCATTTGATGTAGCAGTCAGAGATGGAGTTGTTACAAACTCATCTGCGTTTGGTACGTCAAATACAGTGTAAACATTAGATTCAAGAGTTGTATTACCAGTACCAGCGTTAACGTAGAGAATGTCTCCAGCCTTAAGTCCGTGGTTAGTAATAGCAATTTTACCGAAACTGAATGTAACTGATGGGTCAGTAGCGACCTGTATGTTATCAATCAGAGGTTTGTCTATGTAGACCGTGTAGTACGCTCGGTCAATACCAATAATTCGTGTTCCTGTCTGAACACCAGCATTACCAGCGACGAATTGCCCAAGAGTTAGATCGTTCATGCTAACTTGTGGGTCAATCTGGATGTAAGAGTTACCAACAATACCGATACATGGGTCGGTGTTATTACCTTTAGTAACTGTTGTTCCAATACCAACACTTGCACCGTGTACAACACCCTGTACTGATACAGGCATGTTATTTGCACGAGTTACATAGTAACCGTAAATGTTACCAGCGGGGCCAGTGAAAGTAAAAGTCTGTTCTGGGTATGTGGCTGTTGTACCACTACCAACGTTCTTAATAACCCATCTTGATCCGTTTAACAAGATACCATACTGTTGGTTGTAATCCTGATCTGATCTGTTGTTTACACAAACAGGATAACCAGTATTTGCAGTTGTACCGTAACCATTAACGTTTCCATCAATGTATGGTTCAAAGTATGCTGTTGCAGACGGAACATCTCCCTCGGCAGGGGTTGTGTTACTTGTGAAAAGTTTTAACACAAGATTTCGCGGTGATGTATCTTCTAAATCTGCGACAAAGTTATTCTGAGCGATCAGATAACGTAGCGACTCAATTTCACCAATATTAGGAACGAGTAATGCCATTGAAAAACTACCTCTAGGGGTCTAGTTGAACTAAGAACTAAATGTATTTATAATTTTAATTTTAGAGAGATTAATATCCTTCTAATATTATTCACACTAATCACGTTGAAACGGAGAATATCTCCAGCTACAATCGTGGTCGTCCAATTATTTAGGACATCATCAAAGTATTTATCAGAATTAGTTAATTGAACTCTATTGCCGCCAGTCATACTAGTAAAATTAGGATAATTGGCAAAAGTTGTCTTCTCTATTTCAAATACTATATCACCTGTTTGATCGGATAAAACTCTAATATTTTCAATAACTCCAGTAACATCTATTGTTAGTTTACCTTTATCACCAACTTGCATTGGTAAACTACCACTGTCAATAACATAGTTTACAGTTCTTGTTAGATCTGCAGCTGCAGCAAGAGCAATAATTACTACATCATCACTATTAGTTGGAGCAGTGGTAAATACAATCTTATCACCAGAGATGTTATAATCATTTGCTGGGTCTAAGAAAAGGCCATTTTTAGTAACAATAAGTTGTTGATTATTGTTAGCATCATATGGAGCTCCTTGATCATTCAAGGAGAATGTCGTTTCAGATCCATCTTGAGCTGGAGTTTTCCCAAGAATGAGATTACCATACTGTATAGACTTTGAGGGAATCTCATAGTCTACACCGACATTGTATTTGCCAGGTTCGTTAAGAGTGACTAAGTAATCTGCCATTATCTCGTTACGCCTGGAATTACAAGAAGATTTCCTTGTATGGGTCTAGTCTTATATGCATTAGGTGATGTAAGAACTATATCATACACATATCTTCCACCTTCTATTGATGATGTGACTGTGGATGCCATTGCAACTTTGATCTGTCCATTTATTCTATTAGGAAATGATACTGCAAATGCAGTAGATTTTGTTGCTTCGGGATGTTTTCTCAACTGAGCATCACCAGAGTATCCAGTTAGATTTAAAGAACTTGCATCTTCATTTCTGATAGTGAAAGTTGCTTCAAAATCTACACCCTGATCTAAAACTAAGTTGATATTCCTTGCAGTCATCTGTCAAAAAGAAGGGTTTTAGTTATTTATCTAATTTACTCAAGATGAGTTTCATCATATCCTTGAGTTCATCAACATCATCCTTTAATTTATCCATTTCACTCACTTCTTTCATCTTCTTTTCTTTCAACTTAAGATAACTATTATATTCAGAATCAGAACAATTTAGTATTGCACCTGATTCCTCATCTCTATAAAGAGATCCACTATCTTTTACTTTAATTTTATTCATTAGATGGATGCTATTGCTCTTAGGTCACGAATCTTAGGAACGTAAGCGAAGTTAGTTCCAGACATAATAATCTTTATTTGGAATCCGTTGAACTGAGGAAGATTAGTAGCATTGAATTCATATTCCTTGTAATCTGATTCTGTAGAAGATGAAAGAATTCTTCTATCAGGTCTACCATTATTCTTGGAAGGATCTATGACTCTACCATCAACGTCTAAGTTATCAAAGCCAGGGAATAGTTCAAATAATTGATATTGTGGTGGAGCATCTATTCTGAATATTCGATATAGAACTCTAATAT